TTGATTGAAATCAATGACGACGACCTAGAGATGATTGAAAGTGATCTTTGTCAAGTGGGTATGTATGAAGGACGTGAAGTTTATCTTGATGCTCCTCTTGAGGAAGAAGAAGATCATTTACATGAAGTTAAGCACCGTGGTCGTACTGTTCATTTGAACAGACCATTTAGAACTCCCGGTGGTGCCAAGAAGTTTGCTGTGTATGTTAGAGGAAAAAATGGTAACATCAAGAAGGTCAGTTTTGGTGATCCAAAAATGAGAATTCGTGCTAGTAGCAAAGCTCGTAGAAAGAGTTTTAGAGCACGTCACAAGTGTAGTCAAAAGAAGGATCGTACAACAGCAGGATATTGGAGTTGCAGAAGTCACCGAATCAAGAGTTTGGGAACCAAGGGTAAAGGAAGATACTGGTAATATATGATCAAGTTAAAGCGATTGATTGAAAATGTAGAATGGCCTACTACCAGTCCTAACGAGAAAATTTGGTATCACGGAAGAACTGTAGACAGTGAATCGTTTTCATATGATTATGTTGGTGGAGAAAATGCACATGATCAAGAAGGACCGGGGTTTTATTTTACCAGCAATTTGAATGATGCAAGAGCATACGCACAACCCAATGGTATCATATTGAAATGTCACATTGACTATAAAAAGTTAATCATAAAAAGTGATACTTCTAGTACCAAAACCAATAAAAAGGTGTTGGTTGATTTGATTAACAATAGTCCAAATAAAGAATATACATTGTCTAACTTTGATGAAAATCCAAGAATAGCAATGATCAATGCGGTTAATGCATATTTGAGATACGAAGATGCATTTGATTCTTATCAGATTCTTGCTCGGGATTTCTATAGATATGAAGCAAAAGAGTATTTGGAGACGTTATCCAAGTATTATGATGCTCAGTTAACAACAAAAGAAGGTTCGATGGATGGACATCGGCTATATCATTTGATTGTGTACAAACCTTCGATAATCAAAGTTTTAGATAAAATGAAATATGAATAGACACGTAGAAAAAGGATGTTTAATGGCAATGGTGGAACCCACTTATGGTCCTCACATTGTTCGTATTGGTAAGACTGCAATACCTCCAGAGATATTGTATACTGATCCAAATGATCCAACATATGGTTATGATGAAGAGCCACATGTAACATTGAAATATGGATTTTTACCTGATTTGCAACGTAAAGATGTTGCTACAATATTGAAAGGCGTAAAACCATTTAACATCATTTTGAAAGCATTGAGTCAATTCAACAATGAGAATTACGACGTGGTTAAGTTTGATGTGGATAAGAACAATCAACAATTGATGGAGTTGAGAAACAGATGTGATCGATTGCCAAACGAAGATAGTTATCCTGATTATCATCCTCATATGACACTTGCGTATGTTCAAAAGGGTAAGTTTCCACATACCAAAGACGGATTGAATATTGTTATTCCTATTACCCGATTCAAATACAGCGGTCCACAAGGAAAGTACTATATCAATTTATGATTAAGTTGAAAGACATATTGAAAGAAATTGAAGACGATTTTGATGCATCTTCACTTAATAGCATTACGGAAATTACAGATGCTATAAAGGACGAAATGGTTAAGGTTGCTCAGGAACAATATGATAGTTGGCAACAAGATCAGAACGGTCAAGATACTGAATTGGGTAGTGGTGGTATATGTCACTTGATAGCTGACGATTTAATCGGTGTTTTGTATAGACATAAGATTGAAAATGTTCAAACTGTCTGTAGCGCATATGAACAACATGTTTATATTGTTGGTCAGTTTAAGGAAGGTGTATATGAAATAGATATACCATATGATGTATATGAGACCGGAGGTGGATATAATTGGACGAAACGTCCTGATGTAGAATTTAATAGAAACGACATAGTTATTAGCAGATTAAGCAGTGATCCGGGTGAGTATAACAATTATGTCGATACCATATAAAGAGACGGGTTTGGGTAACAATCAATATCTTCGTACATTTTCAGAAGATGTTGATGATCATGAATTAGAATGGCATAAAGACCGAGAAGATCGTATAGTTGAGGTTATAGAGAATCACGGATGGGAGTTTCAGATGGACAATGAACTTCCAATACACCTTGAAAATACGTTATTTATACCAAAAGAAACATATCACAGAGTTATTAAAGGAACTGGTAAACTTATTGTAAGAATAACAAAACTGTGAATATTTATAAGGTATGATTCATGAAAGTTATCAGATTTTTGCACAATTGCTGTTGGAAGGAGTCGATTTTAACGACCCCTGTCTTATTTTCAGAATAAGTCCACCAAACGCAAAAATCGATCATTATAATTTTTCGTTGAGATCTGGATACACATGTCCTTTTGCTAAAAAGTGTTTGACTAAAGTTGAACGTGATCCAAAGACAAAAACATCTAAGTTGAAACGGTCACCTAGTTCTGAATTTCAATGTTTTTCTGCAAGTCAAGAGTTAATGTATCCAGATGTTTATTTGCAAAGAGAATATAATGAAAATTTAGCAAAAGCCCGTTTGAAAAGTGGTGGTCCGGTTGCTTTTGCAAAATCAATGATTGCTGCAATTTCTGAAAATTTACCACGTAGTGCTAAGTATTTTAGAATTCACATTGGTGGGGACTTTTTTAGTAAGACATATTTAGACGGGTGGATTTTGGTTGCCAAAGCATTTCCAGATATTGTTTTTTATGCATACACCAAGAGTTATCCATATTTTAAAGATTTGTCATTGCCTGTCAACTTTTTGATTACACATTCTTTGGGAGGAAAACACGATGGTGAAATCAAACAAAAGGGTTTGAAATTTGCAGCAGTGGTAATGTCACCGGAAGAAGCTGACAGTTATGTATGGAAAGACAAAGCTGGTGGTGAACATACTGGGTTGGAAATCGATCATGATGATACTCATGCTTATAAAGATGATAAACCGTTTGCGTTATTGATTCACGGAATGCAAGCAGCAGGATCACCAGCATCCAAAGCAGTTAGTGCGTTGAAGAAACGTGGAATTAAAGCTGGATATTCCAGAACCGACATGAAACGACTTCCTACTGGGGAGTTACCTAAATAAATTTAAATCAAATGAGTGCTAATTTAGACCAAGATAGAGTAAGATGGCCCGGCAGCGGTAGTTCTGTGCCGGGACGAACGCCATTTGGGTTTTACGACACTGATGCTCGTTTTGTGGCCGATTGCAGTAGCAGTGCGGTCTGGGCAGCGATCCGTTTGGGTTATCCCATCGAAGACATCGAAATGATCGATTTGAACTTTTATGCAGCATTTGAAGAAGCTGTAACAGAATATGGTTCACAAATCAATCAATTCAACATTCGTAACAATTTGTTGTCACTGCTTGGACAATCTACATCAACCGTAGTTAATGGACGTTCTATGACGGGCGATCCTTTGCCATATGTGATTAAGTTGTCAAAGGGATATGGCAGTGAAGTGGGTGTGGGTGGTAATGTTGATTGGAAGAAAGGTAGCATCGATGTTGTTACCGGTCAACAAACATACGATTTACAATCATTGTATGAACAAGCATCTGGATCTGGAAATCGTATCGAAGTGAAACGTATTTTCCACCATGGTCCTCCTGCATTTGCTCGTATTTATGATCCATTTAGTATGACCGGTATGTCATACAGCAACGTGTTGAATGAAATGGGGTTTGCTGGATATAGTCCTGCTGTTCAATTTTTGATGACACCGATTTTTGAAGATTTGCTTCGTGGTCAAGCAATTGAGTTCAACGATATGGTTCGCAAGAGTAGTTACAGTTTTGAAATTGTGAACAACAAATTGAAGTTGTTTCCAATTCCAACCAACAACTACAAAGTGTATTTTGAGTATGCGTTGGAAAGTGATAGAGATGCAAATCTATATTACACAGGTTCCTCAAATACACCATCTGGTAGTATACCTGATCAAATTTCTGACTTTAGTAATGTTCCATATGAGGATGTTATCTATAGCAAGATCAATGCTCCGGGCAGACAATGGATACGCAAGTATTACTTGGCATTGTGTAAAGAAATGTTGGGTGCGATTCGTCAAAAGTATAGTACCATTCCAATTCCGGGTGGTGAAGTTACTTTGGATGGTGCTGAACTACGTAGTGAAGCAAGCACTGAAAAAGAAGCTCTACTCACACAACTTCGTGAGATGTTGGAAGCATCATTGCCTTCAAAGTTGATTGAAGAACAAGCAATGAAAGCTGACAAGAGCACTGAGATTTTGAAAAAAGTTCCAATGATGATTTATATAGGATAATCTATGGCATCACTAAGAGGAAGATATTTTAGCGCTCGTGACATCAATTTTATCAATTCCATCAATGCTGAGTTGATGGGTGATATTATTGAAACGTTGGTCACTGTTTTTAAGATTGCTGCGTCTGAAACCAAAGTTAACTTGTATGGTGAAAGTGCACCATCTGAGGGTAAGACTTTTTATCCCGGCATTGACATTAGTTGTTTGATTGACCGTGGCGATATTAGTGGTGAAGATGAAGGATTTGGACCGGATCGTGATCAAACGGTGGTGTTCAAGTTTAGAGAAAAGATGTGTCAACAGGTGAACTTCTTTCCACAAATTGGTGATATCGTTTTCTTTAATGATCGTTATCACGAAATCGACAACGTAGTTCAAGAACAATTCTTGGGTGGACAAGATACCAAGAGTCACAGTTTTATTTGCAATACTCACTATAGCAGATTGAGTAAACTAAACATTTTTGAGAGACAGGTATAACGTATG